TTACAATACAGTAAAGGTTTATTATATTATGGAGATTGATGATGCAAGAAGATTTTTTATGGGTCGAGAAATATCGACCACAGACCGTAGCCGATGCTATTCTTCCAGAAGAGTTAAAGACTACATTCCAACAATTCGTTGATCAAAACAATGTTCCTAATCTACTACTGACTGGTCGTGCAGGTGTCGGTAAGACAACTGTAGCTAAGGCTATGTTGAACGAGATTGGCGCAGACTACATCACCATTAATGGTTCGATGAATGGTAACATTGACACATTGCGTATCGACATTTCAAACTTTGCTTCAAGTGTATCCTTTACTGGTGGACGCAAGTACGTCATCCTAGATGAGGCTGATTACCTGAATGCAAACTCTACACAACCAGCACTTCGTAACTTCATGGAAGAGTTCTCAAAGAACTGCGGCTTTATCTTAACGTGTAACTTTAAGAACCGTATCATTGAGCCATTGCATTCTCGGTGTAGCGTGATCGAGTTTAATATAAGTAACAAAGATAAACCACAGATTGCGGCAGACTTCTTCAAACGAGTATGCGGCATTCTAGATGACGAGGGTATCAAATATGATAAAAAGTCTGTTGCTGAGGTCGTTCAACTTTATTTCCCAGATTGGCGCAGAGTCCTTAATGAACTACAGCGTTATTCTTCTACTGGCAGGATTGACGCTGGTATCTTAGCGAATAACTCCTCTGATAATATCAGTGCCCTGATAACTTTGATGAAAGAGAAGAACTTTACTGGCACTCGTAAATGGGTTGCAGAGAATCAAGACATTGACTCGGCAGTACTCTATCGTCAATTGTACGATATTCTTCCTTCGAAGATCAAGTCAACTCAAAGTGTTGCTGATTCGATTATCATATTGGCTGAATATCAGTACAAAGAAGCATTCGTTGCTAACTCTGAGATCAACCGTGTTGCCGCACTTGCAACACTTATGGCAGAAGTGGAATGGAAATGATTAATCTCGCAGGAGAATACATACTCACATCAGACGATATCGCACACTCTCTGATTGAAAAATGTGATACTAAGTACAGACTCGAGGTAGATTCTACCACTAAGATGGGCTTTAGACTTCTTGCGGATAAAGGTATTCTAGAAAAGAAGTCCGACACCACTCACGATAGAACTGGCATGTATGCTGTCTGGAAAGATCATCATTGCCTTTATACAGGCAAGTCTGATAAGAGCATGGGTACACGAATCGGTAGATGGATTAAAGAGATACAGCGCAAGTCTTTGTACAATGAAAATCATCCAGCGGCAAGAAAGTATCGTGAGATGTGGGGCGAAGACTTTTCCAATATGACAGTATGTGTATATCACATAAAGAAGCAGGTTGATATTCCATCTAAAGATATTGAGAAATCTTTGATTCGTATATTGAAGCCCTTACTTAATGTGCAGGGTAAAAAATGAAACTCTTTAACAGAGAAAAGAAACCTTCTCATCCTTGCTTGACTTGTGGCGTAAAACTTGGCAAAAACTTTAGCGAAGTTCGGTACAAGTATAAAGATGGCGAGGGTACTGCATATATCTGCCTAAAATGTGCAGACGAGTTTGACAAATCTAATATGAATAAGGAGACAGAAGATGGCTTCTCCGTTTGATTATGTAACATCTATTACGCAAACGAAAAAGAACATGATGCGTGATAGCGAAAACGATGCACTTGCAGAGAAAGGCTATGAGCCTTGGCTTGTAAACAATGCATTATCGTATCACGTAGATACAATTTTACACGCAAACCTAATGAACATGAATCACGAACTGGATAAACGACCCCAGTACGAGTGTCTTATAAATAGCATTAGACCTAAAAAGCGATGGGCAAAGTGGGTTAAGAATGCTGGAAATGAGGAACTCGATATTGTGTGTGCCTATTATCAATGTAATAGAACAGTTGGTCAAGAGTATCTATCCTTGTTGTCTAGTGAAGAACTAGAAATTATGAAAAAACAACAAGAAACGGGTGGTTTGAAAAAATGAATTTATTAGATAAGTTAGTAGAGGTAACTCTACCTAACGAAGAAAGTTTTCTAAAAGTCAAGGAGACTCTAACTCGTATAGGTATTGCTTCTAAGAAAGAACAGAAGTTGTTTCAATCGTGCCATATCTTGCACAAGCAAGGTAAGTACTACATTGTACACTTTAAAGAATTGTTTATGTTAGATGGAAAGATCAATGACTTCTCAGAAGAGGATAAAGCACGTAGAAATACTATTATCACTCTGCTAGAAGAATGGGATCTTGTGAAGACTGTTGACGCTGAAAAGATCAAAGAGCCTACATCTCCATTATCACAGATTAAGATTCTACCTCACAAAGAAAAAGGTGAGTGGGAATTAATTGCGAAGTATAGCATAGGCAAAAAACGATAACTGGAGAATTATACTATGGAAGTGAAAGACAAGACTGGTCCGTTTACCCACGATTATTTTAACTTTCTTGATAACGATTCAGTAGTTAGTCAAGAACTTATTACCTATTATATTAATGATGGGTACTTTGTGAAGCGTACTGCCGTACGTAGAAACCTAAGTGATGGAGATTACCACGACTCTATTCACGTTGAGCCACTTTATAGAATTGAGGAAAATTAATATGTCTGTATCACAACAACTTGAACTATTTCCAGAACTTGCTTCTCCCATAGACGCCATAGATTATAGTAACGTTACGTATACATTAGATACGAACGGATCAGTTCCGTATACCCTTACATATAGTATTGACGATCAAATGAGACAAGCAGTAGACTTGACTGATAATATTGATGTCAAAATATATAAACTTTTTCCAGAAGCACATATGCCAGAACTCGGAACAGAGTGGGCTGCCTGCTTTGACCTGAAAGCGTCTATGCGTGACGGTGACATGGTTACTATGATTAATGTAAACAATAATAAGCGTCAAGTAAGCTGTCACAATGGATCGATAGATGTTTTATCTGGAGAAAGAGCATTGATTCCAACTGGACTTGTTTTTGATTTAGATGACACACAATCTATGCGTATTCATCCTAGATCAGGACTTGCATGGAAAAAAGGAATCACATTAGCAAACTGCGAAGGTGTAGTTGATGCTGATTACGTACAGCAGACTTATGTAATGCTGTACAACTTGAGCGATGAAATCTTTACTGTCTCTGACGGTGATCGAATTGCTCAAGGAGAAGTATTAGAGACCTATTCTAAATTTGTATTTGAAGAAGTCTTTGATGAGCCAGAAACCAAGACTAGCCGAACAGGTGGATTTGGTTCAACTGGCGTATAGTATGATATAATGTAATATAACTCATGACAAAAAATCATGAACTTTTTTTAGAACATAAGCATTAATCATATATAAATAAACGTGTAAGTTGCCTTAGGGGACTTACATAAATTAACCCTTGCTAAATATAGGAGGTCAATAATGACTTATTTGCAAACACAATACGACCCTTTCACGACTGTAGGTTTTGATAGGATTTTTGATCGCATTACATCACTTCACAATGAAGGAAAGGTAAAAGGATCGAACTCATACCCACCATATAACATCACTAAAGAAAGTGATACAACTTATATTGTGGAATTAGCCGTAGCAGGCTTTACAGAAGAAACTATTGACATTGAGGTAGCAGACGGAGAACTTACTATTCAAGGTAATACTCCTGATTCTCCTGATGAGAAAGAGTATCTTCACAGAGGCATTGCCGCACGTGCTTTCAGTAGAAAGTTCACCCTAGCTGAGACTGTAGTAGTCAGAGATGCTTCCCTAGAGAACGGAATGCTTCGTATTCTGTTAGAAAACGTTATCCCCGAAGAGCAAAAACCGAAGAAGATTTCTATCGGTAAAACTCTTAAGGATACCAAAGAATTACTCACTGAGTAATACAGGGTGGGACGGAGTGAAAGCTCCGTCCTTTAATCTCACAGCTAACTATAGGAGTCGAAAAAGCTGATGAACAAAGCAATCTCTTTTCTGAAGAGTTGCGACGGCGCATTTTGTGATGCAGTAGCATCATTCGCACTAACCGGCATATGCGTCTTTGTAATAGCTACTTGTCTAAGTAGCATATCCTAAGAACGAAGACAACACACACAACACAGGAGAAAAGTATGTCTAATAAAAACCCCTTCGAAATCCGAGCAGAAATGCTTAAACTTGCTAAAGATTACATGGATCAGCAGTATCATATGAATATCCAATTCTATGAGAACATGATCGCAGAGGGCGAAAAAGCCCGCAAAGATGTTGAAGATTGCCTTCAAGATGCTTATAAAATGTACTCAATGGATGAGTTGATGGAGAAAGCCAAAGAACTTTATACTTTCGTATCTGAAAAGAAGTAAGTATATCACCACATAAGGGAGCGTGACAAACGCTCCTTTTTTTCGTTTAAATTGCAGGAGAGATAATGGGTATTGTATTTTGGGTAATAGTTACGGTAGGTGCCATAGGCGCCATCCAAAGCACATCAAAGTTGAATACGCTTTGCGAGAAAGAGGTAGAGGAAGGAATCTCTACTACAATCAAAGAGTGTAAGCAATATCACTTTGACAATAGAGCCATAAAAGGGTGGTAAATGGTACGCATCTAGGAATAGCAGTAATCCTGCTATTCTTTTTTCTTCAAATTTGTGCTTGACATTGGCTCAATCCAGTGTTATACTGTACATCTAAACTAAATAATGAGAGTAGAATATGGAAAATGTGATTGCACTGCCTACGTTGTATAAGAG